CACGAGGTTCAAGTTGATGGAAAATGGGTAAAACTATTTGACCCAGGTAAGAATGATAATGAACGTTCACCATTAAGTGAGGTTCATGAAGAACTTATGTCAACTGGAAAAGAATCTGACAAAGAATTAGCAAAACAGTATAAACCTCGTAAGTTTTATATTGTTAAGGTTATTGACAGAGACGCTGAAGGTGATGGTGTTAAATTCTGGCGTTTTAAACACAATTACAAGAATGAAGGGATTTTGGATAAGATTATCCCTATTTGGAGGTCAAAAGGTGATATCACTGATTCTGAGAAGGGTAGAGATATTATTTTGGAACTTACAAAAGCTAAGACACCAAAGGGAGCTACTTACACTGTTATTCAAACAGTTATGTATGATGACCCAGCACCAGTTCATGAAGATAAAGCAACTGCTGATTCTTGGATTAAGGACGAATTAACTTGGGAGGATGTTTATTCTAAGAAACCAGTTGAATACTTGGAAGCAATCGCTAAGGGTGAAGTACCTCGTTGGGATAGTGAAAAAGGTGGGTATTCTTATGGAAACTCAACTGTTGAAACACAGTCATTCGGTGGAGGTAAATACGCTGATGTACAATCAGAAGATGAACCTGATACAGAAATGCCATTCTAATCAAAGACAATCTCAAAGACAATCTCAAGGACAAAATGTCCTCGATAGAACCTCCACCAAAAGTGGGGGTTTTTTATTAATATAAAATTTACAATAAAATTTGGAAAATTAAAAAATAATTTATATCTTTGTAATATGAATTTAGATTTATCAAAATATACAATAGAGGAACTTGTTGAACTCAAAGACCAAATTGAGAATAGAATCTATTCATATGAGGATGGGTACATTTATATATGTAAGGTTAGGTCTTATGGAAGAAATTGGAATGAGAATGGTATAACAAATACCCATACCTTACAGGAATTATGTTACAGATACAATGGTGATGATGGTATTGTGGATGTATATACAAACAACCCCAATTTATCCATTTATAACTACGGAGATTTAATGTATATAAAATCCAAGGAGGATTACGACAAATGGAGAAAATATCACAGTTTGAAAAATAATATATCTGATTTGGAAAAGGAATGGGAGAAGTGGGATAATAAAGATAATGTATCTTTTCAACAAAGACCATATTTTGCACCAATATATTCAAAAGAAGATGTTGAAAAAATGAAAATTGAATTCGAAAATTTTGATATGGATTTTACTGAACCAGTACAACTATTTATACAACAAACAGAAGAAGAATAATATGAACCTATTGATTTTTAAATTTTAAATTACTAATATTATAAAAAAATTATGACAAAGAAAGTAAAAGAGGTTACAACACCCGAAACAATTGAAGTAAGAATAGTAGAATACTTCAACACAATGGTAGTGAGAGATTCAATCACATTAACCATTTCTGATTATCCAGAATTACAAGGAAAGACCGAAGAAGAGATTAAAGATTATATCAAATCCAATTATGGTGATATGAATAGTTCAATTGAAGATATGTCATTGTATGATGAATTAATAGAACAAGAAGTAACAAGGGAAAAAATCACAGGTGAAGAAAATGAAATAAAATTTGAATAAAGTATTTTCAATACAAATTAAACCCCCACTTTTAAGTGGGGTTTTTTATTTTATATGATATTTATATTAAAAACATAATGAAATATATTATAACAGAATCAAAGTTACAAAAGGTTATCAATCTTATCCTTAGTGAACAAGAAACAATAGACCCAAAAATCCAAAAATTTAGGGATATAATGGAGAAAGCTGGGGTTTCAGTAGGTAAAGGAAAACCTTATTTCATCATGAATGAATTAAGCTTCTTATTCAATTTATTAAATACGCCAGACCCACAACAAAGAATTGTAAAAGTTAATACACGAATTAAATCAAAAGGTAATTCCGAATTAACCCAAGATGAAATAACTACCATCAACAATTACTTTCAAGAAAATAATGAAAGAGATATCAAAAAAGCAATGAAAAAAGCTGAAAACGAGTTGGAGAAATTTAAAAAAGTAGCGATAGCAAACCAAAAGAAAGGCACATTCAGTTATGGAACAGGAGAAGGAAATATTAACACAAACACATGTAAACCTGGTAGAATTTGTCCTGAACCTGATAAAGTTATAGGTGTTCCAAAAACTGGTGGATTTTCAAAAAAAGGATTATAATATGAAATATATAATAACAGAAACAAAATTACAAGAAATTATCAAACTCATTTCAGAAGAAGAGGATGAATACATACCACAAATGGAGGATGAAGAACTTAACGATATAATTAAGGATGTCAAAGAAACAATCATTACTCACAGTGATAAAACTATGGAATCAATAAAAGATATGAAAGAATATGATTTGTTATTAGAATTGGAAGATTTAATTGATAATTTTAAAGGTGATAGAAAAGAGAAAATTAAACTCAAACTTTTACTCAAAGATTTTGAACATATTCTGTTTGGAGAACACTAAACATTAATTTAATATAACCCCCACTTAAATTGGGGGTTTTTTATTGATACCACCCATTGATTTATCAATCCAAATTTCTTATCATTATAGAAAATTATACATTATGGCTATTAAGAAAAAAGAAATCTCACTGGATGACATCAAAAAAAAGTTTTCAACTAGTACAAAATATAAACCCCAACAATTTTATAATTGTGGTGAAGCATTTATGGAAGCTTGTGGTCTACCAGGACCTGCTATGGGTTCAATAAATATGAACCTAGGTCACTCAAATGCTGGAAAAACAACCGCCTTGATATTAGCAGCTGCTGACGCACAAAGACGTGGTCACTTACCTGTATTCATTATAACGGAAAAAAAATGGTCATGGGAACATGCGGTAGAATTGGGGTTACAGGCTGAAAAAAAAGAAGATGGAAGTTGGGATGGTGATTTCATTTTTAATGATTCGTTTGATTATATTGAACAAGCTACCGACTTTATCAATGACGTTTTGGATATGCAAGATCAAGGTACATTACCATATAACTTACTATTTTTATTCGACTCGATTGGTAGTGTGCCATGTAAAATGACGTTTGAAGGTCGCGGTGGTAAAATGGCTAACGCTAGTGTTTTATCAGATAAAATTGGAATGGGGATTCATTCGAGAATAACTAAAACTAGAAAAGAAGATTATCCATATATTAATACTTTAGTTTTTTGCAATCAGCCTTGGGTGGATAATGATATGACTAATCCTATGGCACAACCTGAAATCAAAAGTAAAGGTGGGGACGCAATATGGTTAGCATCTTCTTTAGTTTTTTTATTTGGTAAACAAAAGAAAGCTGGTATAAACCATATTGACGCAACAAAAAATGGTAGAAAAGTTGCATTTGCAATAAGAACAAGAATTTCTATATTAAAAAATCACATAACAGGTGTTGGTTATAAAGATGGTAAAATATTGGCTGTACATAATGGTTTCATTCAAGACACTAAAGAAGATTTAGATAAGTACAAAAAAGAATATTCAGAATATTGGGCACAAAAATTAGGTGGTATGGACTATAGTATCGAAGAAAATACCGATGATGATTTCGAAGTTTAAAAAATTTGTTCCTTGGACACAATATTACATGATTTAAATATATTTATATAATATGTGTGATTGTGAAAAAACTGTAGGATATTTGACCCCATGTTATATCAATTGTGTTGAATGTAATACTATAATCAATTATACCATGAGGTCAACCTATAAAAATTCTTTGAAGAGAAGTAAATATCCAAAACTATGTCAGTCATGTTTAAAAAAAGGGATAAAAAATCCTTTTTATGAAAAGAAACATTCCAAGGAATCTATGGAAAAAATGTTGGAAACATCTAAAAACAGTATAGAAAGACAAAAATATTACGAAAAAATAAAAAGCGAGGAATATCGTAAAGAACTTAGTGAAAAATTGAAAAAAAACCCACCCATGAAAAATAATTCATATTATAAAATATGGGTCAAAAAATATGGAC